TGTAATTCAAGGAAACGCTAGTGGGACAGGTGACTTTACCATTGCTGCCCCTAATAGCGACACTGATAGAACTCTGACGTTACCTGATGCTAGCGGGACTTTAGATCGTCTTGATCGTGCTGGTAATGTGTTGCAGGTTGTTCAAACTTCGTCAACTACACAAGAAACTTTTACATCAGGTTCTTACACATCTACATCTTCTTTTAGTGGAGTTATTACTCCATCTAGCACAAGTAATAAAATTTTTGTAGTAGCAGACGTAGCAATGATGTATTACTTATCTTCTGGAAACTCTGCTCATGCTTTATTTAGACTTTACCGAGCAGTAGGAGCTACCGCAAGTGCAGCATCTACAGGTCAGACTTATGATTATGGTGGGAGTGGTATTTTAACAAGTATTAATTTACCAATAAATTGGTTAGATTCCCCTTCTACAACATCAGAACTTACTTACGTTTTACAAATAAGCAAGCAAGCTGGAGAGCAAGCCAGACTAAACTATAACGGTGGTACAAGTAGAATGACACTATTGGAGATCGCTGGATAATGATTATAGATAAACCAACAGCATTGCTTTCTTTACGCCCTAATGCTGATTTTCACATGGTTGGAAATACTATTATTTGGCAAGATTTAGTACAAAACCAACCAACTGACGCAGAGATAGACGCTGAGATTATTAGACTACAAGCTGAGTATGATGCACAACAGTATGCTCGTAGTCGTGTTACTGAGTATCCAGCAATAGGCGATCAACTAGACGCACTGTATCACGCTGGTGTGTTTCCTGATGACATGGCTGCACAGATTCAAGCAGTTAAAGACAAGTATCCAAAAGGTTAATTATGAGTACAATCGCAGTCAATGCAATTACTGATGCCAATGCTGGTAACACAACAAGCATCAATGGAGTCACGCCTAATACATCTAACGTAATTGGTAAGAACATACTTATTAACGGTGCTATGAATGTGGCACAACGTGGGACAAGTTCAACTGGTGTTACAGCTAGCGGTTATTATACTTGTGATAGGATGCGGTATTCTGAAAACAGTTTAGGAACAGCAGCATTTACTATAGAACAATCCACTGACGCACCTTCTGGTTTTGATTATTCTCTAAAACAAACAACTACAACAGCAGAGGGGGCTGTTAATGCAACAGATGCTTGTAGAATAATAGATTACCGTATAGAAGGACAAGATTATTCCCGACTTGCATACGGAACTTCTGACGCAAAAAGTGTAACACTATCTTTTTGGGTTAAATCTAGCGTAACTGGAAATTATTCTGTATCTCTTGCAACTTTTTTATCAGCGTCTTTCAATAGAATTATCGGGTCAACTTACACAATTAATTCAGCTAATACTTGGGAATACAAAACAATTACATTTGTTGGTGATACTTCTGCTGGGCATGATGGTGGAGCTATTATTGGAGCTAATTTGTATTTTAGTATAGGAGCTGGATCTGATCTTACTTCTACTGATAATTCCTCTTGGGGGGATTATGCGTTAGGAAAATTTCACTATGGTCAAACCGCACAAGTTCAAAATACTCTTAACGCTACATTTCAAATCACAGGAGTTCAGCTAGAGGTTGGCGACACAGCTACTGAGTTTGAGCATAGACCGTATACGACTGAGTTGCAGTTGTGTCAGAGGTACTACCAACAACCAATAGATAGCGGATTAGATTTTTTTGCTGGTTACATGGTAAATGGTTACTACGGCCCAGGATGTTTTTCAACATGGTATTGTGAAATGAGATCAACGCCTACAGTAGGAGTTACTCTTGGTAGTTTAAGTCTTGTTGGTACTGTGTCTGTCAATTACTTTGATAAAAAAAGATTTAAGTTAAATCCAAGTGCTAACGGTACTGGTAGTGGTTTTTGGTATTTAGCTAAACTAACAGCAGATGCGGAGTTATAAATGTATAAGATAAGAGAGAAAAATTTAATTACTAACGAAGTATTATCTGGAATTATTCGTACATCAGACGGTGCAATCATTCCTGATGATGAAGCTAATACAGATTGGCAAGAATATCAAAAGTGGCTGGCTGAGGGCAACACACCAGATCCAGCAGATTAATTAACAGGAGATATAGATGGCAGATACAACGACCACAACTTATTCTCTGGTAAAGCCAGAGATTGGCGCATCCGAGGATTCTTGGGGGACAAAGATAAACAATAACCTTGACGGCATTGATGACTTGCTCGACGGAACAACTGCCGTTACAGGTATTGATATTAACTCTGGTACGATTGATAACGCAGTTATTGGAGGCGCAACGCCAGCGGCTGGAACGTTTACAACTGCAAACGCCACAACATTACAAATTGGCGGCGTGTCAATTACATCTACAGCCGCAGAGCTAAATCATTGTGACGGCGTTACGTCAAATATTCAGACTCAATTTGATGCGCTATCTACATTAGATCAAATAAAAAATGCGCTTAATCCAGTTGGATCAATTTTTACAACGGTAACTAATTATGCTGACTCAGCTGCGGTGGTTGCTGCAATTGGAGGGACAACATGGGTTAGATTCGGAGCTGGAAGAGCTTTAGTTGGTTACGACGCAAGCGATACAGACTTTGACGCCGCAGAAGAAACTGGCGGTACTAAAGATTCAATTATACCTACACACACTCACACAGCTACTTCGGCTTCAACGTCTACAGACTCTGGACATACACACAGCGTTGCACGAGGTCTTGGTGCTTCTGGCGCTGGTGGAGATGCTTTGTTGTCAGGAAGCGGTGTTCAGTCAGGTTCAGCAACTGCAAACATTACTACTACAACTACAACAACAATAGCTAGTGCTGGTGAATCAGCAACAGGTAAAAACTTACAACCGTACATAACAGTTTTTATGTGGAAACGAACTGCATAAGGGAAAATAGATGGCATTGATTCCATTAAAGCTACCGCCGGGCGTGTACAAGAACGGCACAGAGTTTGAGCAATCAAACAGATGGCGTGACGCAAGTTTAGTGCGCTGGTCTGAGGGCAGTATGCGTCCAGTTGGCGGATGGACTGATTTTGTTACATCTGGCATAGCCGCTCCGCCTCGAGGAATGCATGGTTGGCGAGATCTAGACGCTAATAATAATCTTGCGGCTGGAACCTATGAAAAACTGTATGCAATAAGCTCTGCTGGAACTGTTACCGATATTACTCCAGCTTCATTTACATCCGGCAGGGAATCTGCAACACAAAATACTGGATATGGCGGTGGATTGTATAACGTAGGATCGTATAGTACTCCTAGAACTCCATCTGCAAACTGGTTGCCAGCTACAACTTGGGCAATCGATAACTTTGGCGAGGATTTAGTTGCCTGCTCATCAACCGATGGAAAATTACATTTATGGGACGTTGACGGCGGCGGTGTCGCCGCACCAATAACTAATGCGCCAGTAAACAATCAAAGTTTGATTGTTACCGAGGAGCGGTTTTTGTTTGCTTTGGGCGCTGGCGCTAATCCTCGTAAAATACAATGGTGCGATAAGGAAAACTTAACGTCATGGACGCCAGCAGCAACAAATGAGGCTGGCGACATTGAATTACAGTCCTCTGGAACAATTAGATCTGCAATTAGAATTAGAGGCAGAACTTTAATAGTTACTGACGTTGACGCTCACTTGGCTACTTATCAAGGGCCGCCGTATGTATATGGATTTGAGCGCGTTGGCTCTGCCTGCGGCACTGACTCACCAAAGTCGTTGGTTGCGGTTGATCAAGCCGCATTTTGGATGGGGCAGAAGGGATTCTTTTTCTTTGATGGATCAATCGTAAAAGAACTTAACTGCGAAGTTAGCGATCATATATTTCGAGACATAAACACAAACCAAATCAGTAAAGTATATGCAACGCATAACAGCCGTTTTTCAGAAATTTGGTGGTTCTATGCCAGTGAAGATTCTACAGAAAACAATCGTTATGTTTCATACGATTATAAAGACAATATATGGATGATTGGCGAGCTGTCTCGAACAGCTGCTATTGATACCGGCATTTTGCGTTATCCAATATGGGCGAATAGCAATGGAAGGCTTTACTTCCAAGAATATGGATTTAATCACGACGGCGCAACGCAATTTGTTGAATCTGGCCCGATAAGTCTTGGTAATGGTGATAACATTATGCACGTCACTGATTTAATTCCAGATGAGTTAACTCAAGGCGACGTAAACGCCAAGTTTAAGACTAGGTTTTATCCTAACGGCACAGAAAGCGAGTTTGGATCATTCACAATGGCTAATCCAACAAACGTGAGATTTAGTGGTAGACAGGTAAGAATGAGAGTTGAGACTACGGTCAATAATGATTGGCGAGTTGGCACGATGCGAATCGAGGCCAAGGCCGGAGGCAAGCGTTGACTGGGCCTCCACCATTAGGCGGCAGCTGGCGAGAATGGGCCGAGCGTCTTAATAACTTTATTGCCCGAACAAAGAATAAGCTGGATTTTAAGTTAACTGGCGATTCTGCGTCTGAAGATGGGATTATGCTCTGGGACGCATCAATAGAGCATATGGTTGTCTCAACAAATGGCGCTTTTCAGCCCATTCCATACGGTGAGAACTCATATGGATACTTTGTAGATTTTACTAATCAAACTGCCTCAACTATTAATACGGCTACTGCGTTAACGTTTAATACAAGTGCATCGTCGCACAATGTGTCTATTGACGGCACTGATGCAAGCAAGATTGTGTTTGCTAAATCTGGCGTATATCGATTAAATTTTAGCGCTGAAATTACTTCAAGTTCAGCCAGTACGGTTACGTTTTATTTCTGGCCTCGAGTTAACGGCGTTAATCTAGCAAACTCAACAATGGTGACTACGCTACACAGTAACGGAGACAAAAAAATTATTAGCAGGTCTGGCGTTTTTGAGGTTGATGCCAACGATTATTTGCAATCAATGTTTGCTGTAGATAGCACAAATGGATCTTTATCAACGACTGCGGCAACTGCATTTTGCCCAGCATCGCCATCTGTAACGCTGTCCGTGGCAGAACTTTATGTGCCATGAATGTTACTGAAAAACTGGTCGAATGCAGGAAGTATATTGATGACGCTCTTGCTTATAGCGGTGGTACACATACTTTCGATGATATTGTTCTTGGTGTTCTTAGCTATAGGTACCAATTTTGGCCTCTTGATGATGGTTGTTGTGTTACTGAAATCATTGAGTATCCGCGTAAAAAAGTGTTTCACGTTTTTCTAGCTGGTGGTAGGCTTGAACAAATTACAGCCTTAAATGAGCCATTTGCTGAGTTTGCCAAGGCAAACGGATGCTCTTCATTAACAATAGCTGGTCGTAAGGGCTGGGAAAAAGTATTAAATAAACTTGGATGGAATTTTGAGTTTACAACGCTTAAAAGGGAGATATAAATGAGCGGCGGCAGTAAAGGCGGAAGCCGACAAACAACCAGTACCTTGCCTGCATGGGTTCAAGCGCCAGCAGAAAGAAATATTGCTAGAGCTGAACAAGCCCAAAAAGTTGGTTATATGCCATTTTACGGGCCTGACGTTGCAGCATTCAATCCAACTCAACAGGCGGCTTTTAATACAAATATTGGCGCAGCAGAAGCATTTGGTATGCTTCCGCAGGGATCGTTAACTGCCATGCAAGGAATGGCGCCGAATCCACAAACATTTGCAGGCGGACTACAAGGCTATTCATCTGGCGCTTTGTTTGATCAAGCTCTAGCTGAGTTACAGGCAAGAAGGCCGGGGCAGGTAGCTCAATACAACAAAATGTTTGTTAATCCATTTAGCGGCAGTCAACCGGCCCCATTAGCGCCGCCTAATGATAACTCTGCATTATTAGATTCTTATGCGCAAAGGCTAGGTAGAATTGAAGGCCACGTCTTTACGCCGCGATAAACTATAAAGGACAAATTATGGCAGGATCACCACAGGGCGGAATTCCTAACGTAAACCAAGCGGCGGCTCAAGGCGTATACGGAGCTGGGCAAGGCGCTGCTTTTGAAATGGGATATGCGCCGCAACAAGTTCAAGCAGGACAATTGGCAACTACTGATCTTTCTCAGTATCAAAATCCTTACACGCAACAAGTTATTGACGCTCAGGCGCAAGATGTATTGCGTAACGCTCAAATAGGTATGCAAAATCTTGGTGCGCAAGCACAGGCCGCTAGTGCATTTGGTGGTTCTCGGCACGGGATAGCCCAAGCTGAAATTGGGCGTGGCGTTGCTGATATGCTGGGGCAACAATCTGCGGCGCTAAGGGCGCAAGGATTTCAGAACGCACAACAGGCCGCTCAAGCTGATATTGCCAATCGAATGGCGGCAGATCAGTTTAACGTTGGCAGTGGATTGCAAGGTAGTCAGCAACGTTTAGCGGCTGGAAATCAACTTGCAAACGTTGCTAACCTTGGATTTGGCATGGGTCAACAAATTAATCAAAATTTGTACGATCAAGGCGCATTGCAACAAGCTGCGCAACAAGCGTTAATTGATTCTGCAAAACAACAATATGCAGGATATGTTGGCGCCCCAGCAAATAGCATTAACTATGCGTCTAACGCAATTGGAGCTACTCCAATGGGCGGAGGAGCAACTCAAACTCAAACTGGAAGTCCGGGGATGGGGCAAACATTATCTACAATACTTGGGCTTGCAAGTATGGCTGGATTTTCAGATGAAAATTTAAAAACAAACATTAAATACATAGATAAAACTTTAAGTGGCATTGAAATGTATACATGGGATTGGAATGAAAAAGCAAAAGAACTCGGCATTGATAGTCAGCCAAAAGCTGGAGTTATTGCTCAGAAAATATTACTTACTCATCCTGATGCCGTATCAGTAGCAGATAATGGTTATTTAATGGTCGATTATTCTAAGATAAATTAATATGTTTAATCCATTTGAAAAAAACCGCCCCAATCCTTATAACTCGCAAGGATTGTTTGGGCAAGTAACTATGTCGCCTTATGTTGCAGCTCAATTAGGTGGCGAACAAAATCTAATGCCGGCGTCAACTGTTGCGCCTCCAACGCCTCCTAGTTATGAAGAACCTCAAGGCATCCCATCTGGATTATTATCCAAAGACCAACCAAAAGGCGGTTCTTTAGAGGATTATTCATTAGGGCAAGGGGATTCCGGTATTGGTTTGCAACTCCCAACACAGACAGACATTGGAATGCAAGGGCCAACTAACGGTGGATCAATTGGATTGCAACTTCCAGATATGCAAGTTCCAAATATGCAGCTTCCAGATCAGGATGAAGATGGTTTAGGAATGTTCATTAGGGACTTTAGCTTCTAAATAGGAAAAAATATGGCAATGGGATTACTTAATGCGGTCGACTTGATGGCGGAAAAAATAGCAAAAAAAAGAGGGCTAAATGCTCAACAACCTCAGTTAGTCCAGCCGCAACAAAACAGAATGGTTCCAATTGTAGAAAATCGTCCTGCTCCTATGGAGCAAATTATGCCAAATTCAACTATGGTATCCAGAATGCCGCGTAATTCAACCATGAATCAACAGCTTTACAACGCTCAATTGCCGGGGAATCCAAACGAAATTATTTCTCCTGCTTATCCAGTAGAAGAAAAAATGTACAACGCTGGTCAAATAAGCGCTCCTATATATGAGGTAGACACGTCTAGGATGCGGCAAAGTCCGCCATCCAATATACAGCGAGAGGTGGTTTATCCGGGGCAACAAATAAACAGTTTAGGCTCTAATGGCGGCGTTATTGACAAGATACAATCTGACGATAGGTTTTCTTTTTCAAGCCAAGATTCTCTTGGATTAAAAAGAAATGGAACTGTGCAATTTAAAGGAACCGATACGGGAGTTGATCCAGTTCAGTTGGATAAAAATCAACAAAGATTAAGCCAAGGTTACGGCTCGCAAAAACACTACGAAAACACATTTGGCAATGCTGAATTTATGCTTGCATTGGCAATGGGATTTAACAACTTAAGCACTTTTCCAAATGCGCAATGGGGCCAGTTTTTGCAAGGCCAAATGAAAGACATTTCAACGCAAAAGAAAGCAACAAACAACGCCAATTGGTTTGTAAGTAGAGGCAGAGAAGATCTTGCAGAAGCTGTTTTTAACGGCCTACCAATGGAACAGGCTTTGGCAGAATACAACAAAAAGCCAGATGAAACTTTTAGGGAGCTTACCGCAGAAGAATATAAAGCAATGGGCCATGATCCACTTGTGAACGGAAGAATACAAGTTAGCGAAACAACTGGCAAAAAATCTGGTTTTGGAAGTAAGCCGCCTGTAACAAATGTTAGTGTCAATACTGGTGATCCTGCCACCTCATTTGGCAAAGAAATAGGCAAGTTAGGCGCGACAGAATTTGTTGAATTACAAAAAAATGCAATGAAAGCGCCAAGAGCAATAGCATCAATGAGTGCGATTACAGAGGCATTAGTAGATCCTACTATTTTTGAGACAGGGCCGGGTGCGGAACTGGGCGTTACTATATCAAAAATAAAAGAATTTGCTAGGCGATCAGCAGGATCATTTTTTGATGCGGATGGAACATTTAGGCCAACAACTAAAGATGGGAAAAAAATTACAGAGGCAGCGCTTATAAATGCTGCATTAGGATCATCTGTTTTTGGCGCTATTGGAGAGCTTGGAATTGGTGCAAGAGGATTAGATACTGTAGCAGAAAGGCAATTTTTACAAGAAGTTCTAGCTGGAACAATTGAGATGACGCCGGCTACTTTGTTGTATATGTCTTATCTAAAACAAAAAGTATTGAAAGCGCAAATGGAAGATTACAATACAAAATTTGATAATCCAAAAATAGCAGAAGATGCAGCAAAAGCAGGATTTTCTAGAGTAGAAATTCCTGATATGCCTTTGCCAGATTTTGAATCTCTTTCTGATGCAGAAAAATATCTTGAAAAACAAAGAAGGGCAAGAGGATTCTATCAAGTTCGACCTAATTCCGATGCTGAAGATGACTCAGAAACCTTTATTGATGAAGATGGAATTGAATACGATATTGAGGTAGTAGAATAAATTATGCCTATATATAAATTTACGCCAAAAGGTTCAAGTGAACCTGTACAAATATTTGCGCCTGATAAACAAACTGCAATTTTAAAATTAAGGCAAGCCGACAAATCTCAATTTGTTAAAATGAAAATGAGAGCGCCGCAAACGGATTCTCCTCAAGTAATAAAATCTATAAGTAAACAAGAAGCTAGTAATGTGCTTAATAATATGCCAAGCGGTGGTATAGGCACTCAGTTTCTGGCTGGAGTTAATCAAGGTGTAGCTAATTTGGCTGGACTTCCAGTTGATTTGGCGACCGCCGGAATAAATAAAGTTGGTGGCGCATTTGGAATGGATCCAATAGAAAATCCATTTATGGGATCACAATATTTTCAAAACGTTATGGAAATGCCTCAAACATTAAGAGGTCAAAGAAGATCTTCTGAATATCAACCGCAAAGTCCGGCAGAAAGATTTGCGCGTCGAGGCGGAGAGTATGCAGGCGCAAGTATCATTCCGGGATCGGCTACTGTTGGCGCAGCTCGAAAACTTGGTATTGGCCCAGCATCATCAACTGCTGCTGGAGAGGCTGCAGCAGCTGCAACTGCAGCAGGATTGGAGCAAGCAGCTGTAGAACAAGTAGAAAAAACTGAGGGCGAAATACCATCTTGGCTGCAAAGCATAATAGGGATGGGCGGCGCGTTTATACCGGGACTTGCAGGCGGTCTTGTAAAAAGATCTTCAGCAAAAAAACAATCTATTTATAAACAAACTGCCAACGATTATAAAAAAAGAGCATCAAACCTTTATGGTCGAGTTAAGTTAGAAGGTAAGGCAATAGATCCAACTTCGTATAAAGGATTGGCTGATGACAGTTTTACCTATGCTGTAGATGAAGGATTTACTTACATTGATGATTTAGGAAGAGTATCTCTAAGTAAAGATTTTAATAAATCTGAAGAGGTTTTATCTACGTTAAAAGCTAGGGATAGACAAAATTTTGTTACGCCTGCGCAAGCAATGGCAGACCGAAAAATGATACAAAACGCAATACAAGATTCTGAAGGCCCACAAAAGGCTTTATTAAAGAAAATTTGGACTGATTACGAGGCAAGGATTGGAACTCAATTAGGAGATGATTTTATTGAGGCAAACAAATTGTGGAGAACTGGAACTACCGCAAATGAAATTTTATCTGAATTAAATTTAGCAGCTATTAAAATTGATCAAGGTAGAGACGCTTATCCTTTGATACAAAATAGGCTTTCAGCAATTTTACAAAGACATGAAAATGGGCGAGAGCCATTTTTAACGCAAAGCCAAGTTGCTGCTATTAAAAAGGCAAGTGATACAACCACTACTCAAAATATTGGTCGTATGTTACAACAATTTGGCCTTGGTGGTAACAGCTTACAAAGGATTACCAGTGCTGGGCTACCAGCTTTAGGTGCGGCTGGTGCAGCACAGTATACAGGTGATATTACTGTTCCTGTCATTTTAGGTGGGGCTGCTGCAGGTCAAACAGTATCTAGTGCCGGTGGCGCTATGGCGCGAGGCAATCAATCTGCCAGAGTAAACAAAATGATTGAAGAAGTCTTAGCAAATCCAAATATAATAGAGTCAAAAAAACAAGCATTAATTAATGCAATCACTAGATTTTATGGCGCTCCTACGGCAGTCGCTACTGGCGAATCTAGTGGAAGAGCTTTTGACGACGCCACCATAATGCCATAAGGAAAAGTAAATGAAGCCAGAACGGATGGATGAAGATAGAGTTGAAAGCATCGTACAGCAGGCAGTACAGGATGCCGTTGATTTTATTGAGAGCGAGATTGCTGACGACAGAATCAAAGCGCAAAGATACTTTGATGGTGAAGTAGATATTGGCGAAGAGGATGGTCGATCCAAAGTAGTTGCAACAAAAGTACGCGACACAATACGATCAATTAAGCCGAGTCTATTGCGCGTGTTTTTATCGACCGATCGAGCTGTCGAATATATTCCATCAAACCAAGATGATGTTGCCGTTGCTCAACAGGCGACGCAATATATGCACTGGGCATTTAACGAACTTAATGGTTACAACTTACTGAACGATGCGTTTCACGACGCGATGGTTAAGAAGGCTGGCGTCCTAAAGGTTTACTGGGACAAATACACAGAGGCTGAGACTTACAGTTTTACAAACTTAACTGATGAAGAGTTCGCAGCCATAGTTAATGAGGACAATGTCGATGTTATTGAACATAGCCAAGAAATGTCTATCTCCATTGATCAAATGGGGATGGAAATCGAAGTTCCTGAGCATAGTGTCACGATTAGTCGAAAAACTGACAAAGGGATGCTACAAGTAAAATCTGTTCCGCCAGAGGAATTTATGGTGGATCGCAACGCCAAGTCTATTGATGACTTTTACGTTGTGGCGCACCGTACCGAGATGCGCGTATCTGATCTCGTTAACATGGGCTTTGATTTTGAGAAAGTATCTAATCTTACCGGCATCGGATCTAGCGACACATACTCTGAGATAGAGGATTTTGAGCGTCGCGGATATCAACAGGAAGAGGAAGAGTCAACCGAAGATTTATCTATGAAGCTGGTCGCGGTGACCGAGGCGTACATGAAGATGGACATCGAGGGAACTGGCGTCGCACAGCTCTACAAGTTTATGCTTGGCGGCAATGACTACCAACTCCTAGATTATGAGCCATACAGTGAAGTCCCATTTGCCGTGTTTGAGGTCGATCCTGAGCCACACGCATTTTTTGGGCGATCTATATCTGATCTTATCAATGACGATCAAGACGCATCTACAGCGATGCTCAGGGGCGTTCTAGACAACGTTGCGCTGACAAACAATCCTCGCATGGGCATTGTGGACAATCAGGTCAATGTTGACGATGTGCTAAATAACGAGATTGGCGGCATTATTAGGATGAAGAATCCACAGGCGATTGTGCCTGTCTCAGTGCCGTTTGTAGCCGCTCAAACGCTTTCTGCTATCCAGTATATGGATGACGCCATAGAAACCAAGACAGGCGTTTCTCGGGCCTCTATGGGCCTTGATCCAGACGCTCTACAGAATACTACTGCAACTGCGGCAAACATTACAAAGCAAGCTGGCGCGGCTCAGATTGAAGTTATGTCACGCAATCTTGCCGAGGGCGGCATGAAGCGCCTATTTAAGCTCATGCTGAAGCTCTTTATCGAAAATACTGACGAAGAGAAAATGATGCGCATGAATAGTCAGTTTGTGCCAATTGATCCTAGATCGTGGAACTCAAGCATGGATGTTATGTGTAACGTTGGGCTTGGCACTGGTAAGGAAGATGAGAAAGTTGCCATTCTGCAGCAGACACTACAGATGCAAATGCAGATCTGGCAGACTTACGGCCCCGGCAACGGACTCGTATCAATGACGCTTATTCGCAATACGATGGCGGATATTATGGCGCTTGCTGGCGTTAGAAATAGCGATAGATACTTGATGCCAATGGATGATCAGACCGAGCAACAGTTACTCATGATGAAACAACAGCAGGCAGCACAACAAGGCAAGCCGCTCGATCCCGGTCAGGCTCTCGTACAAGCCGAGCAGCTTAAAGCGCAAGCTAAAGCTCAAAGTGACATGGTTAAAATGGAAGTTGATGCACAGAAAGCTATTGCTCAAGACGACCGAGAGCGTGACAAAATGGATCAAGACTTACTTATTAAAGCCGCTGAAATTCTTGGCAAGTACGATACAGCTATTGATGTTGAAAACATTAAAGCGGCACAGTCAGAGCCAAGATATCCAGATGAGCGCCCAAGCGGTGCAGTATCTGGCGGTAGATTTTAATGGCAAAAGTTAAAGAAAAAGCATCAAGATTACAACGGCTCAAAGACGACTCCACATTTAAGGAAGTCATTGATGCCGTAAAAATGCTACAGGTTAGCATTTTCACAGATCCGAACTCGACCACCGAGGATCGCGATAACGCGCACGATATCATTCGTGCATTATCAACTATCGATGATTACATCAACACCGCTTTGGCGGATGAGAAGATTTTCGATAAAAAAACTAGGAGATAAGTACCGTGTCAGACACGACTGAAACTCAAGAAGCACCAGCATTCGACGGAAGTATCGAACAGGCAGTTGGTTTAATTACTATGCCTGAAGAATCCGAACAGGTCGAGCAAAAAGAAATTACAGAATCTGAGGATGTATCTCCAGAGATGGAAGCATCGGAATCAGAGGACGTTGATGACGCCGAGGTCAACGACGGCGAGGAAGAGGAAACAGAAGTTGAAATGTCGGACGATGACGAAGAGGCAGACGAACCAGCCGATCCAGAAGAGCCTGCGCCAACGTTGTTTACTGTCAAAGTTGATGGTGAAGAACAGCAGGTATCCTTAGAGGATCTTAAGCAAGGTTATTCAGGCCAGAAGTACGTCCAAAAAGGAATGCAGGAAGCTGCTGCTATTCGCAAACAAGCGGAAGAGGCATACACTGTATTGCAAGCTGAGTCGCAAAAACTTGTAGAACTAAATAATCAATTAAGCTCTGGACAATATATAGCGCCACCACAACCGCCAACAAAAAAACTTTTTGATGAAAATCCATTAGGTTATTTGGAGGCAGACGCTGAATATAAAGAGAAAATGCAGGCATACCAAATTCAGCAATCTCAGATTAACGAACAATTACGACTTCAAGAAGATGCTCAAACAAGAGCTAGACAAGCTAAGTTGGAATTAGAAGCTAAAAAATTAGTGGAGTTAGTACCTGAATTTGCAGATCAAAAAGTTGCCGACACTCTCAAATCTAAAATGGTGGATATAGGGCAATCTGCTTATGGATTTTCATATGAAGAATTAAATAGAATTGATGATAGTCGAGCAATTGCGGTTTTAAATGATGCGATCAAATACCGTCAAATAGTCGCTGGCAAGTCGAAAGCCGAGCAAAAAGCTAAAGGCGCGAAACCAGTTATTAAGCCGGGATCGAAGAAAAATCAAAACCAACGCGGCAAGGCAATGGAACGGCAACGAGCCAAGTTCAAAAAGTCTGGTCGCATCGAAGATGTGATCGGTTTAATTGTTAATGAATAACTTAAAAGGTAAATACAATGGCACAACCAAGTAACACTTTTGACAGCTATGATGCTGTCGGTATCCGAGAGGATCTTTCAGATATCATTTATGACGTCTCGCCTTTTTTTGGGGCCAATCTGAAGTAATTCAGAATTGATAATTGCGTGAATTGCTGGAACGCTAAGTTGAAAAATAAGCCAATCAGCAGCCAAGCGTCACAGGGATGTGATGAAGGTTCAGAGACTAGGACATGGAGGCTAGAACAGCCAGTAAAGTCCCACGAGTGCGCAACATCCTACGGGATGAAGATATAGTCCGATACTCTTCAGAAACGAAGAGAGCCAAAGATAAAGAGCTTTGGTGTAACAATTGGAAGAAACACCGTTTTACACTAAGTGTAAAAAAGTAAAGGCAACTAACGCTCTACATGAGTGGCAGACAGATGCGCTTCGTGCGGCAGCTGCTAACGCTCACATCGAGGGCGATGAAATTACTGCCAATGCTCGTACAGCAACATCAAGACTAGGTAACTACAGCCAAATCTTTGTTGACGCTGTATCAATTCCAGATACAGACTCTGGCCTTAAAAAAGCTGGTCGCGCATCTGAGATTGCATATCAAATGCTCAAGACTGCTAAAGAGCAAAAGCGTGATATTGAAAAAGCACTTTTCGATTCAAACGCTCGAGTTGCTGGTAACAGCTCAACTGCCCGTGAGCTTGCAGGTATGCCAGCATGGATCAAGACCAACACTTCTCATGGTGCAAATGAAGGCGCTGATCCAACCGGCGACGGGACTGACACAAGAACGGATGAGACAAGTACGCTCTTAGCGTTTAGTCAAGCTCGTTTCGACACTGTCATGCAGTCAATCTGGGAAGAGGGCGGAAATCCTGATACTGTGTACCTATCAGCATTCCAGATGAATAAGGCTCTTGCATTCACTGGTATGAACAATCAGCGAGCAACTATCGGCGCATCTGTCGGTGGCACAAACGCTGTTGTTAACGCAGTTGACGTTTACGTTACGCCTAAACAAACCCCTTGGGCCCTTGCAGCGTAAGTTGCTATGGATAATCGCGTGAATTGCTGGAAAGCTAAGTTGAAAAATAAGCCAATCAGCAGCCAAGCGTCACAGGGATGTGATGAAGGTTCAGAGACTAGGACATGGAGGCTAGAACAGCCAGTAAAGTCCCACGAGTGCGCGACAACCTACATGGTTGAAGATATAGTCCGATACTCATCAGAAATGGTAAGAGGCAAGGATAAAGAGCCTTGTCATAACAAAATGTGGGGAACTGTAAACTTCATGCCTTCGCGTCATAACCGAAGTCGTGATGTGTTCATTTGTCAGGATGATATGTGGAGCGTTGCTGTTCTTAGAAATACTAAGAACATGGAGCTTGCTAAAACAGGCGACAGCACACGTCGAGCAATCGTTACTGAGCTAACTCTTGTTTCTAACAACGAGAAAGCATCAGGCGGTATCTTTGACAACACAACATCTTAATTGGTGTATGGGAGGGGCTAACGCCTCTCCCTTTTTTTATTGGAGGTTTGTTTGAAAGTTAAAGAGATAGTGCATCACGACGATGGTGGGGACACACTTACCATTGAGAACGTATACGATAACGATCCAACAATTAAACAAGTTAAAGACTTAAAAGATGCTGGATTCGATCAACAAAAAGGCGATAATAGACTTGTAGGCCGAATACCAATGCACATTATGTCGCAGTGGCTAAAAGAGGCTGGCGTTAAGTGGGATGATCATAAGGCGGCGCAGGAAGTGATAAAGAGAAAGATATTATCTGGTGACTTCAACAAGTTCAGAGTCTGGGAAGGAACGTTCTAGCATGGATCAAACAACCATCAACTGGATACTTGGTGGAGCAAGTGCTTTGTTTGGCGCTTTGTTTAACATCATATGGGCCTCAATTAGAGATTTACAAAAAAGTCAAAATAGAACGCAGTTTAGGCTTGGTGAGATTGAGGTTTTAGTTGCTGGTGATTATTTAAGAAAACAAGAATTTGAAAAATTTGTCGATCGAGTTTTTGTTAAGTTAGATTCCATTGATGAAAAGCTGGATGGGAAGGCTGATAAGTGACTCAAACGTTAGTAGAACTTTGGCCGATTATATCGGCGTTGGCGATACTAGCTGCCGGATTGATTAGTTTCCGCAGCGAAGTTTTGTTGCGTTTAAAATTCTTAGAAGAAAAGATTAAAACTGTTTTTGATCTTTTAAACAAAAACAAGTGAAAAACTTTGACTTATCAAAGGCGCTGGCAAGTTTAGTTCCAGTTTTGTTGGCGGCTATGTGGTGGGTCATTTCTAGCATTGGCGAGATCACGTCAGACATCCAATTGATTCGCGCTAACCAAATGCAATTGATAAGTCCGCAGGGCGTGATTGTTCCGAGTCCGGGCAACGCATTTGCGCGTCAAGAGCTTAAAGAAGAAATGCTTGAGCATATACACGATTTAAAAGTCAGAGTTAAACTTTTAGAAAGGACATCGCCAGATGGTTAAGAAAGTGCATCAAAATCCAAAAGGCGGTCTAAACGAAAAAGGCCGTAAACACTTTAAAAAAACTACAGGCGCAAATTTAAAGGCACCAGTTAAGTCTGGAGATAATCCTAGACGCGCATCTTTTTTGGCTCGTATGGGCGGCATGAAAGGCCCAGAGCGAGACTCTAAAGGCAAGCCAACAAGATTGTTGTTAAGTCTACAAGCTTGGGGCGCATCGTCTAAGGCTGACGCCAAAAGAAAGAGTGCGGCAATTACTAAACGAAACAAAAGTAAGAAAGGATAGTCATGGCAAAACGTGGACTTTATGCCAACATCAAAGCCAAAAAAGACAGGATCGCAGCTGGCTCTGGTGAGAAGATGAGGAAGCCCGGCGATAAAGGCGCTCCTACCGCAAAACAATTTAAGCAGGCAGCTAAGACTAGCAAAGCTGCTTTGGCTAAAAAAAGAAAACGTGCAAAATCCAGAA